CTCATCATGGACATAACCCATTGCACGCATTGAGTAAGCGACGCCTGCCCTTTGGAAAGGGAACAATTGATACAACTCGCTACCAAACCCATTGATAGTAATTTCTGCATCGCTTGCTGCACTGGCATTAATTACATCTTGAACAAGTCGACTATCTTCAACAAGCATTTCTGCTTCTTTTGAAAGGCTTGCTTTGTGTGTTTCGGTGAATTTAAGAACTTCATCCGCAGATTCAATAGGCACCAGCCATGCACGGAGTTGTGGTGACCATTCAGAACCCGGCATCTGTCTGACTTCACTAACAATTTGTGCGTCATAATTAAAGGTGATTGCAAAGTTATTGTTCTTAACGCCCACCATTGGATTGGTATCAATTTCCAATTCAGGCAACCAGTGAATGTCTTCGGTTACAAACAAACCATATTCTTTAGCCAATTTTTTGACAATAGAAACCGACTCTTGTGGTGCGGTCCATTCCTTAGCGTCAGCATCCCACTTACGACCGGGAACCCCTGAGCGAATAGCATCAATTAAAGGGGCGTGGTATTCAAACTTAAATCTAATAACGCCATTTTTTAAGTAGACATCACCAAGGTAGGTAGGTGCAGCCTTTGGTGCGGACTCAAGGATTGAACGTGCTTTATCGCTAACAGGAATGCCATTTCTACCAGCCCATTCAATCGCAACACCGTACTTTGAAACATCAACCTGCCATCCACGAAGGTCACGATTCCATCGTGCTGAAAGCGCACTTTTTGGAGATGCTGGGTCTTCGTATGGTAAAAAAACAAGAATCTTTCCATCTTTAAATTCAATTGCTCTTAAGCCCTTAGGACCATTTATGTTTTGTGGTTCAGAAATTAAATCGTAATCAATACCAGCACGAAGTAATTGATTCTTGTACTTAGAAATCATCACCCATGCTTCACGTTGAACTTGTGGGGTCCATGCTTCCGGGGATACGGATGCAAGTGCTTTTCCAAATTTAGAATCTGGTCCATTAAAACCAATTCCATCTTGCGTTACGGCGCCATCACAAAACCCTGCAAGGGTTTGCACAGCACGAGCAAGTGTCGGGTCAGTGGCCATTTATAAAGTATACAGGGGTGTAGTAACACCCACAAGACTTATTTGTCTCGGTTGTGATGCTTGTAAAGTGCTTGGTCTGTTGTCTCAGCCCATTCAGCAATCTTTCGCCATGTAACTCCGTGGTTACGAAGGCGTGTAACCGTCTGACGGCGCTCTTTTCCTAATTCAATTACTTCTTGTTCATGCTTGCGCATTTGACGGCAAATGTCACGAATGTGTGAAAGGAGTGAAGCAACTTCTGGTGACGATGTTTCGTCCATTTCTTTGCGGTTTGGAAGAGGGGTAACTGGGTCAATTGGCATATGGTTCTCCTTGGTGAGTTTTAGTATAGTGGGGTTTCCAAAAGTGGGTTGGTATACGGTGGTTCCCTTTTAGGGATAAGTGCCTCATTGGGCTGACGCAATTAGAAGTTCTTTGCAATCAAAGCAATAACAAGTACAGAAACTTGTCCAAGGGCGAAAACAACAAGAAGTTCGTTGTGTTCAATCCACTTTTTCATGTACATATTCTACCTCAGTAATAAAAATCTCTAGTGCGTCACGGCCCATTTGAGGTGCTAAAAAAGTAAGTTTTACAACAATGTTTGCGTGGTCATCAACCAAAACTCCCGCATCAACGAGTCCGTCAATTGCTGCTTTGACGTGTGGGAAACAAGCGCCAACATCTTGCCTGTATCTACCATTTAAAACATAAGGTTGCACAGTAACTTCTATTTGCTCCATACTTGGGAGCATTGCGTCCCTCGCTAAATCGCAAAACGCTTGACGCCATTCTTTAACGATTCTTGCCCTAACCATGTGGTGAGCACGACGTTCATTGTTTAACGTAAAGTCAGGTCGCTTTTCGTATGTAAGTACATACGTCATAGGTCCAAAATTTTATAAGGTGCCCGTGCCATTGTTCCATGTTGCGTTGCCGCTTTTAATGCAATGGTCAATCGGTCTTTTGGTGTAACAGTTGTTCCGTCTAATGCAAACAATGCACCTAGTGCAATTGCCTCTCCGCCGCCAACGCTTCCGTAATTTTCACGACACTTAACAACAGCAAAGTCATCAGTGATGTAATAAATTCCGCTCATGTTTACAACAAGAAGTTCTGCACCCCAATCGGAAGGTGTGTTGTTACGCCCTTCCCAAATTGTTGCAAGATGGTCACGCAATGCGTATGGGTCACCAATACCAGAATCTCTTGCAATCTCACCCTGTCGAAACGACCCAGCAATTCCAATTAAAGAATCCTCTGCTTTCCAAACCTTTGGGTCAGTTGCAATGGTGACAGTATCGTCTGAGAAAGCCCCTGAGTCTCCGCCTATCCAAGCGCTTTTTTTATCGAACCATCCAACAATTACCGTCATGGGAACCAGCCTACTCGGGCTATTTCAGCCAACAACTATGGTTTAGTTTGCGCTAAATGCTTTGCAACGGCCGCTTTTGCTTGCGCCTCTGTAAACCATCGTGCGTCTTCCCAGCCACATGAACAGAATGGTTGGTGAAGGTCGGTATTCATCATTGATGATTTGTAAACCTCAATCTCAATTTCGTGAGATGAGTTTCCCTCGGCTACTTTTGGTTTTTTAGTTGCCACCGTAACGACCACGCTTAATGCGCTTCCAGTAAACGCCACTTTGGTCGCCAATAAATTCCCAATGGTCGTTGCAAGTAACGCCCTCTTGTTCTCCAAGGCACTGCCAGATACTTCCGATTGGATATGAGCCAATAGGAATCTCGCAGTTGTGTGGAATGTAAATCATTGCACCCTTTGGTGCTTGTTCTTCGTTTGACTCAAAGACATCAGAAACGTCACTTGGGTCAATGTCAATAATTTCGTTGGACATTATTCCTCTTTCGCTATACCCCGATACTAGCGACTAAGACCACTTGTGTGCAAGGAATAAAGTTGTTGGTGTTACTCCATAGATATCTGGCCACCCTTGGAACCACCCACCGTAACGAAGGGCCTCCGCAGATACTGCGCTGCAAACCCATGTTCCATTTCGTCTAAATGAAATAAACCATTCTGGCGTCAGGATGTCAAGACTAATGCAGAAAATTGAGCCTAGGCCGTAAGAATCTCCTAGTTGTTTTTCAACAAACTCCGCAACTTTCTTGGGGTCGCATCCTTCGGGTGGTGTAAAAATAGATATGACAGAAGATTTTTTTATTAAATCTTTCATCTTTGAACGGATAACCCCACGAAGTGTTGCTTGAATAATTTCAACTTCATCCCAGTTTGAGCCTTCTTTAGTAACAACAAATACGTGATTGTATTTTCCGTCACGCCATTTTAGTTTTTCTCCAACACGAATAAGAAAACCAAGCGCTCCAGTAGTTCGTGCAAACCCAATGTCGCCAACACGAACTTTGTCTGCTGTTTTATTAATTCCGGTAAAAAGATGAGTAGTTGTCATAAGGCTTTTATTCTACTTCCCATGCGTGTTTTGTTAAACCTAGTTCGTGAGCAATTTTAGGATTGTCTTCCACCCACGAGTTGTGGTGATTACACAAAAGAATTATTCCTTCCATGTTTAAAAGATTTTTGTCGCTTTGCCCCGACCTTGCACGAGAAAGAATTTCGTGACCATTAACGTCACCAAAACACGGCGTACCAATAAGTTCTTTTCCTTGACACACCCACGTTTCACGTTTTCCAAAATGCTCAAGCATGGCTTCTTTGCGAAGTTTATTTACTTCCTTACGTCTGTCGCTTACGGGGTTTAATTTTGTTCGTTTCATTTGACTTTCGCCACGCTTAAGCGGTGTTCTTTTTAAACTATTAGTTCTTTTAAGTGGCTTTCGTCTTTCCATACCTACGACGTTATAGCCAATAATTGCTCAGGATTTTCTATGCCTCCAACAGAAATTTCAGGCAATCTCAAATCAAAATTCTGTCTTTTTACAACTTCTGAATCCCTATCTTTTTTGTACTGCTCATACGCCTTAAGAAAATGAGCACGTAGTATCTCAGGGCTTTCGCTAAAACAAAGAGTTCTATAACCAATTGCACCTACCGCACTTCTAACAGCACTGTTTGACCAATCCGGCTGACTCGAATGACCGTGTGACTGAATTGCGTATTGCACCTCCGACCAAGCCTCAATTGCTGATGGTGAAAGAATCCCCTGTGCTTCTGCAACCTTGCGTCGAATACCGGCAATGGTTGGATTCCATTCCTCAGTAGCGACCCAACCCTCTGCTGCTCTAAAGACCTCATTACCATCTAAGTCCTTCAACATCTCATGCCACATGGTTATTGAATCTTTGGTCCACTTAAGTGTTGGAAATGCCATCCCTAAAATGGCGCATACTTTTGCAGTTTCTGTTTTTGTCATCAATCCTCACCTGATAGAAAATCTTGAATTGCGGAAACAATTCCGGGGCGTTGTTTTTTCTTTTCTTGAATTGCTTGAAGTCGAATACGGTCGTATTGAGTTCGTAATTTTTCTGGTGACAAAATATTTGCTGACCAAAAATCATGGCTTGTTACCCACAAAATTGCACGCTCAACCTCGGCGGGGTCACGCTCATCAATCCTGAGCATTTTTTCAACCGAGTAAACCCAAGCGTCGGTAACCGTAGGTCTCTTAGAACCGTTTTTCCTAATCTCGTCAGCCAGTAAATTTGCAAGTCGAACCGCATCGGGATTTTCCAAAGCCCCCTTTTCCGCTTTGCTTTTAGATTTGGTAGAAACGCTGGTTTCTCCGTTTGCGGATGCAACGGAGATTCTTTTATCAGTTCTTGCTTTAATCAGTTCTTGCTTAGAATCAGTACTTACTAAGTGGGGCACTTCACCGTCGACGGTGGAACCGTTCACGCTATTACCGTGCACGGTAAAACGCCCCACGGTACCATCAGGGGAAATGCAAATCTCATGAACAACACGGTCCGTATGAGTCCACTTTCCGTCCTCAGACATAAATTGCCCATTGTTTGTAACGTATCCGGCTTCCTCAAGTTCTTTCAGGATGCTTAAAACTTTTTCTTTTTTTGCCTTAGGACTTTCAGTGGCAAGGTGGCCAACAATGACTTGCCAGTGGTCTGGCTTCGATAGGAGGTAGGTTAAAAGCCCTCGTGCTTCCCACGATAGGCGTGAGTCTTCAATGGTTTCGTTTGGCAGAATTGTGAAGTTGTCTCGTATTGGTGATGGGGAGCGTCTAATCATTGGAGCCTCCTTTCTTGATATTTGTAGAGGTCGGCGACGATACACTAAAAATGTCCGCCATGCACGTATGTTTATTTGACCCTAAATAACAAGACCGTCCTAGAACCCGGTTGGGGCACTAAGACGGTCTTGGAGGGCTTAAAAAAGCCTTCTAGGGGTCAATCCGTCGATTCTAAATAGGCCTATTCCCCGCCGGATTCTGAAGAGGCAAGAACCTCATCAATTAGAACCTGAACGTCACCAATCTGCCCAAGATTAAGAGCAGTTACCTTTGGTAGGTTTGCCCCCTTCCAAAGGTCGGTTAAAAGACGGCGCTGATTTGGGGTCAAACTTTTAATCTCATTGGCCAAATCTTCACGTTCTTGTTCAACAGTTGAATCTGCACCGGTGGTAGAAACAGGAATTTCTACTTTGCGCTCAGGCTCTGGCTCTCCAGCCTGAAGCCAGTTCAGGAATGTCTTTGCAGCACCTGTTGCCTCACCAGCACGGAAAAGTTTGTCTGCCAATTCAGGGCAACGTGTTTTGTTGACATTGGTGTTGTGGTCGATGTCAAGGTCCAACACAAGTGTGAATTCATACTCAATGCCAGCACGTTGCTCGGGGGCAAGTCCAATCTTTTTTGGAGAAGCCTTCCCTCTCTCATCACGCTCGACGGACCACTCAGTCTTTGAACGCATAGAAGCAATTACGTGGCCATTGAAGGAGAGGATTCGGTCAATCATCTTTTGCTGGATAGGTGTAACAACTTTCCAGCCAGCAAAATTATTACCTCCAGATTTAGCGCCAGCACGGTCAGCCATTTCTAGAATTCCACCCTCACCAGACCAAAAGTGTGTAAGTGAGTCAATAATTACAACCGCAAAGCCTTCGTTTTCGGCTGCATCTAAGTAATCAATTAACTTTTGTGGTGAGTATGGCGGTGCAAAAGATAGTGAGTAAAAATCAAACTTATCGGCGTAAAGTTTTGCGCTGTCTCGTTCTGTGTCAATAAAAGCAATCTTGCCACCTTCAGCCAATTCGGTTGCCCAAAGAAGTGCTGAATAGGTTTTGCCCGCTCCCGACGGACCTGTTATGGCAATGCGTGCCTTTGATTCGGCCTTGGTGGCCTTGGTAAATAATCCACTCATGGTGAACCTTCTTCCTTTTGATACATATTGGTATTGGTATTAGTGAGGACAAGTGTAACAGGTAACAGTACCCCTGTCCAGTCTTATATAAAAAACATCTACTTGACCCCCCTACTGTATCCATGTACACTTGGGATGTCAACTAATAGGGAGCATAATGACAACAGACCAATTTGATTTACCATTAGAAGAGTATTTATTACAACAAGGAGAGCCAGAGGGTTTTGAAGGGCTTGACCGAGAGTTTGTAATTAATAATGATGACGATGCTTTGTGGGCAATGAAGGGATTTGCCAATGCTCAACGACGCATAAATGAAATTGAGCGTCAAGGGCAAAAAGAAATTGACCGAATAAACCTATGGATTCAAGCAAACACACGTCGCCACCAATACGAGATTGATTACTACCAAAACATTCTTCAATCTTATTTAAATCGTGTCCGTGAAGACAGTGCTGATGGTAGAAAGTCTTTGGACTTTCCGGATGGCGTTGTTTCAAGCAGGATTACGCCTAGCAAGGTAAGTGTCTCCGACATTCAGGCTTTTGTTGCGTGGGCAGAAACTAACGGCCACGAAGAATGGATTCGTATTAAAAAAGATGCAGACGTTTCTAGCATCAAGAAAGTTGTTGATTATTCGGGCGACCTTGTTATTGACCCAATTACTGGTGAGGTTATTGAAGGCCTTTCTCATGTTGAGGGTGGGCTTTCTGTGACTATAAAGGTGTCTGAATAATGTCAGAATTAAAAAATTACAACGAGCAACTTTTAAAAACTCTCGGCCATCTTATTAAAGCAAAAATTCCTGAACAAGAACTTGTTTGGGAAGAGCCTTCGCAGTGTGTGACATTTGATTTTGTTCACGAGGGATGGGGTTGTGGATACTTTATCCTTCGTGCTGATGGTACTTGGGATTGCATTCTTCCCGATTAAATAAACAAAGCCCGTAGGTTTGGATTTCTCCGCCTACGGGCTTTGTTGTTTTTGATTATCAGGTGTTAGTCACCTTAGAAATAAATTACTTTTTAAGAATTGATTCAGGCTTTGCTGCGCCTAAAAGTTTTCCTAGCGCTGGAACCTTTGCTTCTGCATAGTGAATTGCAGTGCTGTAAACCGCTGCTACAACAGGCGCTACGTAAGCGTATGCTTGTGTTGTTGTTAGCGTGAAGCCAGCCTTTGCTGCCCACGAAACTAAAAGTCCAACAATTGCTGGAACGGCATATCTAGTGAATGATGCTGCTAGTGCCTTCGGGTCTACCGGTGATGCGTTAGTCGTTGTTGGTGTCTGGTCGCTCATTAGAAGCAAACTCCTGTCTTAGGGTCTCTGGTAAATCTTTCTCGGCTTGGGCCCTGTGCCA